CGTGCAATCCATTTCTGACTTTCAAATTCGATTGTTTCAAAATCTTCGATTGTCATCATGAATTGACGATTGGCGTTTTCATCAAAACGTCGTCCTTTTAAGAATTCCAATTTCTTTTATTCCTCCTTTTAGAAATAGTATTGAGCGCTTGCCATACGTTCTTTTACTGTGCTGCTCGTATCGTAAACGTGCTGTGAATAAATCGCGTACCTTACCGCGTCCAGAACGTCGTCATGCTCTTTGACTGGTTCACCCGTTCGCTCGTTCCAAACGTACTGATATATTTCATCTTTGAACTTGCGTACCTTATTTGAAGCAACAAAAAAGCGACCGCCCTTCATGAGCTTCGCCACTTCTTCAATCCCAGATAATACTGACTTGTAAGCATTAAAACACTTTAGCCGTTCGCGGTTAAACCGTCCGACGTGCTCGGGGCGTGCACTATCAGCCCAGAAGAATATATCACCATAACGCGCTTTTATATCTTTTGCAAGATCCACCCAGAAATCAATCTCTTTATATTGGTAAGCGTGCTCCTCCAAAATATACACATCACCGGCCTCGGTTTGCCCCACGACCACGATAGAGCCCCAGTGCTCATACCCCCAGTCAACCCCCGCGTAAATCTTCGCGAAATGCTCGGGCAATTCATTTACGTACATATCTTCTTTAAAGTCACGATATACCGCACCTTCACCAATCACCCAACGGCCATAGATACCGCGTTCGGTAAACATACCGGAAGGCGTCGTCGCGATTAAGTTATCGACATATCGTTGATTCAAGAATGTATTATCAAAAATTGTAAAATGATTGGCAAGAATCTTCTCTCCGTCAGCCTTGTCGATATAATCAACTTTCAGCCAATGCTTCGGATGGTCTGGGTTGGTATCGCATATAATACGCGCACCGTAACCTGAGCAACGTTTTAAAATTTCGTCGAATACTTCCTTATTTGCCAACGTCGCCTCGTTGACATAAGCCCCGAAGGCTGTCATACCACGAATAGCTTTTAACCCCGCTATCGAGCCCGTGAACGTCGTCACGACATACACCCCGAAAAGTGTAAAATTTCCGTGCCTATCAAAACGGAATTCGTGCCCGTAAGCGTCGGTTATCTCGCGCAAGATATTCGTTTGTAACGTCCCAGACGATACCGCGCCCAGAATATACATCGGAGTTTGAACTCCAACTTTTGCAGCGTTCTTTTTTACGCGCTTCAATTCCATTAAAAAAAGATCGTTGTCGAGCTTTGTCTTACCAGCACGAACCGCCCCGTGGTTTATCATCATATACCAATCACGGGCAAGGGAACGCCTCAAGATTTTAATTTGTTTGTCCGTGTAAAGCCGATCAAGTGCCATCTTGAATCACCCCTTCCAGCTTATCGAAATAATCAGCCATGATATCCTCAGAAGCAACCCCGCCTTCAAGCTGCTGCTCGCGTTTCTTGTTCTCGAGCTGCATTGCCTTGACGCGTTCCTTTTGTTCTTTCTTGTCGAGATTATCTTTCGTGCCCTCGTTACCGTTCATCTTCGCCAATAGCTCAATCGCTCGCATATCGCCTTTTAGCGCCTTTTGCAAAAGCACCGTCACGACCGCCGTCTGGTTTGTAGCGCTCAAGCCCTTTTCTTCGAGCGTTTCTTTGAGTTGCGGACTGAAGACGTCCATCGATAATATTTCATTGACTTTCTTTTTTAAGTCTGCTTTTTCCCTTCGAGCTTTCCCGGAGGCGATACCGCCTTTTCGTGAAATTTCCCTTGCTTCTTTCTTGGTTCGCTCGGTAACTGGAATCAAGTTTTCTGTTCCATCTCTTGGCAATTCTTACCTCCTTTCAAACAAAAAAATCACAAGTGCCATTGCTTGTGATTCTATTCTATATAGTTAAAAAAGGATTTTATGCTATTTAAAAACAAGAAAACAAAAAAAGCCCCGACATTAAGTTGAGGCTAAAAATTATAGGCGGACGGATTTCAACCGTCGTCTTGATAATAACACATGCTTCAATGGGTAGATACTACTATATTTAGTGCACCCTAGCCATATCCATCACTTTTTTATAGTGTCATACCATGTTTTCACTCGTAAACTACTATCCTATTTCTTGTTTCTATTATACCAAGAATTTACAGCTTTTTCAACTATTTTTATATCCTTAGAACTCAAGGCATGAGTCCCTCTGTATTCCTCATGATTGTAACCGTAATGAACATGAGGTAATGTTAAAACACCGTTTACTCTATGAGGTACACCTTCAAGGTCAATCTGCTTATTTCTTTTATTTACGTTATCAAAAAAGGTTAGTGACTTCAGCACTTCTTGATTGTTAACAGTGCCATAAATACGCCCTTTTGTCATAGTTTCCATCGGAGTTTTAGCATTTCCACCGTTATATCTAACAAATTTAATATTTCCGTCTGTATGCAACGTAGTATATTCTGTCCCGTACAGTTTGCCTTTTTTGCTCCTGCCAGAACTCGCACCTCTGCCGCCCATTTTTTACCTTCCGTTCTGTCGTTTCCATTCACTAAATGAAATTAGGTAATCTTCTTTTCCTGTCAGTGCTCTATGTTTGACTTGTTTCCCATGCCTGTTTAGCGTTCCTGTCCCCAATAATGCCCATGTATTTTTTTTCTTTTCTACTTCTGCTCGCCAATCCTTGATATCTTTTTGGTTTTTCTTATCTATTTTACGTGTTTGATCTTTATTCAACTCTTTGACGATTGTTCCGTTTTTTCTAGCATTTTCCAAAACTTTTGAAAATGATGCTCCCTCATGGTGTTTTGGAAGCCCGTAATCATCCCATGTTGCTACACCATCTTTTCCTATACGCTGATATTGACGAATAGTACCATCTGACGTTTTTACTGCAATTCTATCAACCTTATTATTACCGGCTTTTACGCCTCCACCACCGCCTGCTTTTCCTTTTCCGGAACTTGCACCTCTACCGCCCATGTTGCTTCATCCTTTCTGTCGTTGCATTTTCAAAATAATGCACCTCGATATCTCCATAATCATATTCAACCTTACCGCCATAAACCAATAAACTTTTCGGTTTCAGCAGCTCGATCATGACGTCCATCCCGTCTTTCCATATTTCAAATTGTTCTTCATTTTGTTTAACCCCGATTGTACTAACCGCAAGTGTAGCGCCCTCCGGCAATCCGTCAAAACAAAACGAAAAACTGTCCGAATATCCCCACGATACAGTAGGAATCACGGTATAGCCGTAACGTTGCATAACTTGACCGATTAACCTCGAGCGGTAAACGTTCCATACTTGCATAGCTACCGGCATATCAATATATAAGCTAAAATCCGGCGTTAGCACGCAATCGAATTGACTTAATTTCTCAATATAAAATTCCGGCCGTTGCCAGATTCTTTCAAATTGATAATCGTCAAGGAAGAAATGAACGCCCGCTTCATAATCGGGCTTGTTTAGGACGTAATTAAATCCTTGTAACTTTTTAGGGACATGATCCACCGGGTCAAGGATAGGCATTTCAAAAGGCCCTTCAGTTTTTCCGGGCTCGAATAAATCGAGATTGTACTGATTGATTGTAGTCTCCCGATGAAATTCGCCTTCGACTTCTTCTCCCGGTTCATCACTCGAAAAACCGAGGTCCACTTCCGAAAACTCGAATCCGTATTCGCTCATATCCACCGTAAAGATATCTTCCAATTCCGCGTTTAATAAATCAACGTCGAAGCCCGTATCGATATTCAGCTTATTATGCACCAAGATATAAGCCTTCTTTTGTTCTTCGGACAAATGAGATAATCGAATAGCTTCCACTTCATCATATCCTAGCTGCTTCAAAGCCTTCAATCTTCCGTGTCCTTCAATTAAGACGTTATTTTCATCTATTGCGATAGGATCATTATTTCCGAATTCGAGGATTGATTTTTTTATTTTTTCAATTTGTTCTTGCGGGTGTAATTTCGCGTTATTTTCGTATTCCACCACATCAGCAATATTTATTGTTTCAATTTTCATATACGCACCAAAAAACAGCCCGAAAAGGGCTGTCTAGTAGAATGGAAAGGTTGACAAGGAAAACTCATGAAAAACCTTGTCTAAGCGGACGGGCGGAATCGAACCGCCTGAAAATATAAAATTAAAAAACTAATGGGAGATAATGCAACTACTTTTCTCTGTTTGGTAAAAAACGATTAAATACAAAGGAATCCATGAACCTGTCGTCCGCGTAAGAAGCGCGATAACGCGCCTCAAAGTTCTTTTTTGTTTTTCTCCTGATAATACAATTTTATCACCTTTTTTCGTGCATTTTTCCCAACTTTTAGCGACTTTTTAAAAAAATACTTGTATATTTCTTTTCTAGCCCTTCAAAGAAGGGTTTAATAATATGACGATAGACCGAATTCTTTGACATAAAGAGTTCGAAGGCCACCCCTTCCACGTTTTTAGAACGTGTCACATAAAGGGCTCGAATAGCTTCCCAATTCGTGCTTCCGCATTCCGCCTTGTATTCTTCAATCGCTTGTGTTAGCGTATAAAGTCGAATCAATTCGGGATCATTTTCTTTCATAATGACATTTTTTAAGGCTTCGGGAGTATTCTTTGCGGTCTTACTTTTGATATACCAGTTTTCATCAAAATTTTGATACGGGAAAGTAATTTCTTCGATACGTTCTTTTATTTCCTTATCGAACGGATAGCGTCTAAGCGCGTCTATTAAATATCCGTATCGTGTTTCAATTCTCAAACTTCCCACCTTTCTAGCCTGATAGCATTTTAAAATTCTTTTTGATAGATATCGAAGACGCCTCTTTTTTGTGATTGTCTATACGCAATCGCTTCTTCTTTCGTTTGAAATTCGACTTCTTCAAATGGTGACGTTCGATTGCATTCCATCCTTGTAGTCTTCAAGTATTTTCTCACAACGTAAACTTTCAAAATTCCACCTCGTCCCCGATTTTAATTTTTTGATATTTCTGTTCATTTATCACAAACACATTCCCGTTTACCGTGATAGTGAATAGCTTTCCGATTTTTCGTTTTTCTTCAACCTTGCCAGTGATAGCGTATTTACTATCAGCATGATAGACTAGCAAGGGTTTTTGTTGCTCGTCTATAATCGATCGTTGCATAAATAATAAGCAAGTAGTAAGTAAGGCATAGCCAATTAAGAAGCGTTTCATTCTGGAACCTCCAAAAGCTCCTGATTTTCGTAGACATTGCCGATGATTTCTCTTGAATTAGCCACATTACATAATCGTTCAAAATTGTTGTATCTAATCAAGCTATTCACAAACATTCCTAAATCTTCTCTATATTCGATAAATCCGTTTAACAAACCATCTTTTGTACCTAAAATATCTTTCTCGTATATCTCCCGTAAATTTTTATCAAACATCCCTGTGAAACGTCCTACTGATTCTATACTTACAGGACACCAAGAACCTATAGTAATGTATTGTTCATTAGCTTCTACTACTTCGTTGATAATAAATGCTCTTCCTCTATCTTCAATCAAATGTCCGTATTGCCATTCTCCTTTGCTGTTTTCGTCAATGGATAACCCTCTGAATTTTGGTATCATCTTGCACCTCCTCAATCTTTATTATTTTTATTATTTTTAAAGAACTTATAAAAAATTACTGACCAATATGAAGTCCACATAAGGTAGGATAACGATTGAAGGAATTGTTCTACTGTCATTCCGTTACCTCCTCATCATCATTTTTCTCCTCATCATCATTTTCGAAATATTCTCTAAGAATCTTCAAAGCGTACTTTTGACCGTCTTCTATGAATTTTTTGTATTCTTCATCTGATATTATCATTCTGTTACCTCCTCAATCTGGAACCCTGGAGAATCAAACACCCAACCAAAGCCATTCGAAGCTACTTCCTTTTTCGTGAGTTTATAGCACTGTTCTGAGAAATTAGTCCCTTTTGTAAAAAGGAGCACTACGGGAGAAAAATGTCCATATTTATCAGATACTCCTGCGTTTTGGTTGATGAGATATAAGTCCCCGTCATTTCGGTTTAGAAGTGTAATTTTGTATTTTTTCTCCCCCCCGACCTCGTAGCCATCAAGCCATGCACGAGCGAAGATTTCCATGTTGTCATCTTCCTCAAACCATTCATCAATTTCTTTGTTTTTATGACTTCTGATTTCAATCATCGCACCAAGTAAATGATAATCATCATCTTTCTTTTGTTTGATGTATTCAGCAATAACCTGCGGGATTTTGACCTTTTCGGGTTCGTCTAGTTGTCGCAAATCTTTTAAAACTTCTAAGGTGTCTACCCTTCTAAAACAAGCATGACTCATGTATTCGTATTTTTCAATCAATTCTTTAACGTTCATCTTCTCGTCCCTCATTATATTTCTCTACCAATTTTTTCAACCAATACCACAAATCAAAAGGTTCTGCTTTTTTGCTGATTGGCTCAACATCCCTTTCTTGTAACCAAGCGGAGAAATTAACCACGTTATCAATATAGATTGTGTCATAATCTCCCCAATCCAAAACAGTCAATACAATTTCGGTTTCATTCCCGTTTTCGTCCTCAACTGTGATTGAACCATTTTCAACCCAATCAGTAGCATAACATAGGTCACAAGTCCCTGTTTGTTCTTCTTGAAAATCTGAGTTGTATTCTGTTACTTTATACTTCATTCTGTCACTTCCTTTAATTCAACCATCG